AAATAAGGCATCATTCTTATAAGAGCCTCAGCAGCAGATCGTGTACCCATCTGCCAGGAATGTCGTTGCTTTCTATTTCCTATAACTTTATCAAGGTAACTTTGGTAAAATAGATTCTGTTGATTTTGATTGTGAGTGTAAACCTATTATAAAACATCTTGAGAGTGACATCCAGTGGATAGATAAAAATTATAAATCCTTAAGTGGTTCTGTTACAGCACTACAAAATATCCTAGATGAGATTGTTGCTCTTTATTTAAAAACTATATATAAATTAAGGTTCTTAAAATAATGCCATATATGTCAGGCGGAAAACGCGATTATCAAAAAGAAGAAAGACTTTATGAGAAGAAACATCCTGAACGAAACAAAGCACGTGTGGCTCGCAACAAAGCTAGGGCTTTAGTGGCGAAAAAAAAGGGTGTTAAAGTCACATCCATTTCCGGGGATGTAGGACATAAGAAGGCTATAAGTAGAGGGGGTAAATCAACTCTGTCTAATTTATTTGTACAAAATCCAGGTCAAAATAGATCCTTTAGTCGTACTGCTAAGGGTGCTATGAAGTCAGAACGTAGTAAACGTGAACGCTATTAGACCTAAATGGCCTAAACTAACTACTGAGATTATTGAAGGTTTTGCTTCTTCCTGTTTAACCCCATTCTTTGATGATGCTTCAGCGTTTGCTAATTTTCATCGTGAGTTATGGGAATTATGTTGTTCTGATGATAGATTTGTGGCAATCGAGGCGCCCCGCGGTTAATGTTATTGGGCGCATTACAAATATAAAGTGGCCGCGTTTCACCCCTCAAATTCGGAGAACTCCTTATAGGACAACCCCGAGCGAAACCAGATTGTTCTGGGACTGTGTAGAGACTAGACGGGGGGCTTAATCCAAATTTAAAGGAGATATATATGAGTCATACTCATGATGTAGCATGGTGTTCTGGTTTTTTTGATGGTGAAGGATTTGTAACAATACAAAGTAGAAACTCTTTAGTTAGTGGAAAAAGATATGCAGGGTATTATCTACGTATTGGAATAAATCATGTAGCAATAGAACCTCTTCTAGAAATGCAACGTATTTTAGGAGGGACTATCAGAAAACAAAACATTGATAAAGTTATAGGAAATAGAAAGCAACGACATTCCTGGCAGATGGGTACACGATCTGCTGCTGAGGCTCTTATAAGAATGATGCCTTATTTAAGAAATAAGAATAAAGTTGCTGAATTAGGAATAGAATTACAAAATACTATGGGAAATCATGGACAAAGAACTACTCCTGAATTACAAATATTTCGTGCCATGCTCAAAGATCAAATCTCTACTTTAAATGCCAAGGATTAATGAAGGTATAGTCCGACACTCTTAGTAATAGGAGCAAACAGTAAGCACGCAAAATCAACAATTATCACAATTGTTTATTCACTGGCTGTATTATTATTTAGAGAACGTAAGTATGTGGTTATTGTAGCTGATACTGAATCTCAAGCAGCTCTATTTATAGGACAAATTAAACAAATTCTCTGTGATTCTAAAGAAATCCATAATCTTTTCGGATTAAAAATAAATGAAAAGGGTGTAGTTTTCGAGAAAGAAACAGAAACAGACATTATCCTGCACTTTCAGGATATGACTAAATTCAGAATTGTTGCTAAAGGGGCAGAACAAAGACTCAGAGGGATGCTTTGGGATGGCCAGAGACCAGATTTAATTATTATTGATGATCTTCTAAATGAAGAATTAGTAGCTAATAAAGACAGAAGAGAAAAACTAAAACGGTGGTTCTATGGATCATTAATTCCACTAAGATCACGTAACGGTATTGTCAGATTTGTAGGGACGCCTATGAACCTAGATGATCCTCTTGATTCTCTGATGCCTCATGAGTCTGCTAAAACCACAATTGTGGAAGATTTAAAGGTGTGGTCCAAACGTAAGGTTGGTATGTGGAGGTCTGTTAAATATAGAGCGCATGATCCTACAATATCAAAATTACTATGGCCAGAACGTAATACTAAACAGATGTTCATAGAGCTTAAACAAGAATTTTTGGAAAGGGGTATTCCAGAAGTTTACTCTTGTGAGTATCTATGTAATCCTGTTGATGATTCTATACGATATTTTAAACGTGGTGATTTTCTATCAATGACTGAAGATGATAGAAAGAAAAACAAAACCTTTTATATCACAGCGGACTTGGCAATTTCCGAAAAAGAAAGAGCTGATTATACAGCTATTGTTATTGGTGGTATGGATTCTAATGGTCAATTACATATTGTTAATTGTATTCGGGAGCGACTACCTGGTAATGAGATTGTTGCAACGCTTTTAACTTTACAAAAGATCTATAATCCTGTCGCTGTTGGTATTGAAGATACTCAGATATCTAAAGCTATCGGTCCTTATTTAAGAAAAACAATGCAAGAAGAGGGTGTATATCTAAATCTTGTTATGTTAAAACCACATAGACAAGATAAAATCCAACGAGCTAGATCTATTCAGGCACGTATGAGAGCTTCTATGGTTAAGTTTGATAAGGTAGCAGAATGGTGGCCTGATTTTGAAAATGAGTGCTTAACCTTCCCAAGAGCTAGACATGATGATGTCGTCGATGCTCTAGCATATCAAGGGATTTTAATTGATCTTATGTCAGAAGGTTTAACAAAAGAGGAGTTAGAACAGGAACAGTACGAACAAGAATATGAAGAAGCAGGATATAACGATAAGGGACGAGATGAGTACACAGGTTATTAAAAAATTAAAAATTCAAAAGATATTAGATGAGAAAAATAATCTAGCCACTCTGTTAGACGAACAAGATCTTATCTCTATTGGTAATAAAGCTGTACAAGGTTTTGAAGATGATTTAGCTTCAAGAAAACCTTGGGAAGAAGATTTAAAAACATGGACAGAATTAGCATTACAAATTTCAGGAGAAAAAACTTACCCCTGGCCTAATGCTGCTAATATTAAATATCCTATGTTATCTACTGCTGCTATGCAGTTTGCTGCTAGAGCATATCCAACATTAATTCCTAGTAATGGAACTATTGTAAAATGTCGTATCAATGGGTATGATCCTACAGGAGAAAAAGCACAAAGGGCAGAACGTATTTCTAAACATATGTCTTATCAACTTCTGTCTGAGATGGATGATTGGGAAGAAGATATGGATAGACTACTTATCTGTTTACCTATTGCTGGTACTTGTTTTAAGAAAACCTATTGGGATTCTAATAAACAAAAGAACTGTTCTAAATTAGTTTTTCCTAAAGTTCTTGTTGTAAATTATTTTGCTAATTCTTTAGATAATGCAGAACGTATTACCGAGATATTAACACAAACTAAACGAAAAGTTAAAGAATTACAAAACCAAAAACTATATTTAGATATAGATTTACATACACCATCAACTGTAGATAAAACTCAAACACAATCAGTAACTGAAGCTTTTTCACATAGTCTTTCTGGTGATGATGAAACTACACCATACACAATCTTAGAACAACATACATTTCTAGATTTGGATGATGACGGATACTCTGAACCTTATATTGTTACTGTAGAACAAGATAGTCGTAAAGTACTTAGGATTGTTCCAAGATATACCACAGATGATGTTACTGTAGATGAAAAACAAAAAGTTATTATGATTGAACCTGTTCAGTATTATACCAAATATTCGTTTATTCCTAATCCTGATGGTGGTTTCTATGATATCGGTTTTGGTCGTTTACTAGGACCTTTAAATAAATCAGCAAACACAATCATAAATCAATTAGTAGATGCAGGTTCATTATCTAATCTACAGTCAGGTTTTGTAGGCCGTGGTCTTCGTATTAAAATGGGTGAAACTAGATTTGTTCCAGGTGAGTGGAAAGCTGTTAATGCTACTGGAGATGATATTAAAAAGCAAATCTTCCCATTACCAGTACGTGAACCTAGTGATGTTCTGTTTAAATTATTAGATCTATTACTTAAATCTGGTAAAGAGTTAGCTTCTGTAGCAGAAATATTTGTTGGTAAGATGCCTGGACAGAATACACCAGCTACTACTACAATGGCAACAATTGAACAGGGTATGAAAGTATTTACTTCTGTTTATAAACGAGTTTATAGAGCTTTAGCTTCTGAGTTTAAAAAGCTGTATAAATTAAATAAAACTTATAGTAATCCTGAAGAGTATGTTGCTGCCTTAGATTTACAGATTCCACAAGAAGATTATCGAGGTCCAGTAGATGATATTTATCCAGGAGCTGATCCTACCGCTGTTTCTTCCCAAGAGAAACAAGCTAAGATCCAAGCTGTTATGCAGTTACTTCAATTAGGAACTATTGATCCTATGGCTGTTACTGCTATGTATCTAGATGCTTTTGAAATACCAAATCCTGAGAAACTGATGAAACAGCCACAGCCACAGCCTGATCCTAAGATGGAAGCTATTAAGGCTAAAGCTCAAGTAGATCAACAGAAAGCTCAAATTGATATGCAACAAGCACAACACAAAATGCAGTTAGAGCAAGCATCAAAAGAACAAGAATTACAACTGAAAGCTGCTCAGGTACAGCAAGAATTACAAGCTAAACAGATGCAGGCAATTCTTGATGCACAGATGGCACAAAAAACACAAGCAATGAAGATGCAGATGGAACAACAAGCTGCACAACAAAAGTTGGGAATACAAGCCCAACAGACTCAAATGAATCTGGCAACACAAGCTGCAACACATAGTCAGAATATACAGCATCAAAGTGAAATGAATAAACAACAACAGAAACAACTTCCAAAGGGGACAAAAACTAGATGATTGAAATTACACAAGCGGATTTTAAAGATTGGAAATCTAATAAAGTAACAAAAGCATTTTTACAGGCTGCTAAAGAACGTGCAGAGGATTGTAAAGAAATGCTAGCTACTAGTGCTGGTATAGATGTATCACAGGATAGATTCTATGTTGGTATGATACATGCTTATCGTGAGATGCAAGAATTTCGTATGGAGGAGTTTTAATAATGGCTATCCAATTAATTCTACATCAGCTATTAATTGATCCTGATAAAGCAGAAAGTGTAACTCCAGGTGGTATTGTAATTCCTGAACCTACTCTTGAACGAGAACGTAAGGCTGTAGAATATGGTACAGTTCTTCAAGTAGGACCAACAGCATTTAAAGATTACGGCCGTGAGAATGATGCTATTAAAGTTGGTGATCGTGTATGTATGATTCGATATGCAGGTAAAGAAGTTAGAGATACTGATGGACAAAAATACATCATTATTAATGATGTTGATATTTTATGCATCATAAAATAAGGAATATATATGAGTGAGTTAAATCCAGTTGTAGGAACTGAAGAAGTTGTAGAAAAGACAGAAGTTCAAGTAGATCCATATGAACAACAAGCAAAAGAGCAGGGATGGAAATCAAAGGAAGAGTTCCAAGGTGATCCTAGTCAATGGCGCCCGGCTAAAGAATTTATTGATCGTGGAGAGTTGTTTGGAAAGATTGATACATTAGGTAGAGAACTTAAGGAAACTAAAAAAGCGTTACAGATGCTTCAAGAGCATCACTCAAAAGTACGTGAAGTTGAATACAACAAAGCTTTACAAGAACTAAAAACACTTCAGAAGAAACATCTTGAGGAAGGTAATTCAGATGGTTATCTAGAAACTACTGAACTACTTACTGATCTTAAGGCAGAACAAAAAGCCAGGGAAGTTCTTAAGGAACAAGTTCCACAACAAGAACAACCTTCTATTGATCCACGATTTGTACAGTGGGTTAATCAGAATGCCTGGTATCAAAAAGACGACGAGATGCGTCAGTTTGCAGATGCGATTGGGACAGGATATGCTAAGGTACATCCTGATACAAATCCAGAAGAAGTGTTAAAATATGTTTCTGTACAAGTGAAAGCTAGGTTTCCCCATAAATTTAAAAATCCTAACCGAGATAATCCAGGTACAGTCGGAACTTCAGATACACAAAATGCACGTAGTGCCTCATCATTCCAATTAACAGAAGATGAAAAACGAGTAATGAATACATTTATTCGTCAAGGTATTATGACTAAAGAAGAGTATCTTTCTGAATTAAAGAAAACAAAAGGAGTCTAAGATGACAGCAAGAAGCACACCCCAAAAACGAGCAGTTCGTAAACCCTTATCAGCACGTGGCCCTCTAAACATTACAGGTGAAAAAGACCCTAACTTTCATTATCGTTTTGTTAATGATGTAGGCTCTCGTGTTTATAATTACCAGCAAGCTGGTTATGAAATCGTAACTGACGGTGATTTAACCGTTGGTGATTCTCGTGTTTCAGATGCGTCTGATCTTGGCTCTCCCCGACGTGTAGTTGGGGATCAAGGTACAACTTCTGTTCTAATGCGTATTCCTAAAGAATACTTTGATGAAGATCAAGCAAAGAAAAATGCTGCTTTAGATGAACAGGACCAGGCCATGAAGCAACAAGCCACTAAGGATTTGGATTATGGAAAACTACAAATCTCTTAGTCTTTTTAATTTAATGGAGATTCTATGGCTAATACGTCTCGAATTAACGGGTTCAAGCCCGTAAAACATTTAAATGGCTCACCATATAATGGTCAAGCCAATTTATATGAGGTCCCAGCAGGTGAGGCAGTTCCTGTCTTTGTTGGTGATCTTGTAAAACTTTCTGATCAAGCTGCTACTTCACTTTATCCTGCTGTTGAAGCAGTTGTAGGTGCCTCTGCACAGATCGCTGCTGGTCCTATTCTTGGTGCCGTTGTTGGTATCGTGAATAGTAAATTTGATCCAGTTGCTGGTGCTTTATCTTCAGGTTCTATCTCTCTAGATACTCCTGTATATCGTCCAGCATCAACTAAGCAATTTGTACTTGTTTGTGATAGTACTGATGTTGTTTATGAAGCAGAAGCTGATGCCTCAGTTACAGCAGCCTCTATTGGTCTTAACGTAGGTGTAGGTGCTTCAGCACATACCAACCCACTGTTAACCGGTGCTTCACCTATGTATGTTTATTCAACTACAGCACCTGATACAACCTCAACACGACCACTACAAATTCTTGGTATCGTGAATCGTCCCGATAATGAAATTGGGGCCAACAGTAAAGTTCTAGTCCGCATTAACGTCCAGTCATATGGTAGCGTTGGTGTAGCCGGCGTTTAATCTTAAGGAGATAAATTATGTCTGGTATTATTACTTCTAGCTCCTTTGCCAAGTTACTTTGGCCTGGATTAAATGCTATTTATGGGAAAGCCTATAATGACTATCCCGTAGAATGGACTCACCTTTTTGAACAAAACAAATCTGATAAAGCCTATGAAGAAGATGTTGGTCTTTCTGGTCTTGGTCTAGCTATTGTTAAACCTGAAGGTAGCCCAATTACTTATGATACAGAACGCCAAGGTTTCACAACCCGTTACAATCATCTAGTATATGCTCTTGGCTTTATTATCACTCGTGAAATCTATGAAGATGATCAGTATGGTAAAGTAGGTGCACAAAAAGCTAAAGCTCTTGCACGTTCCCTACGTCAAACTAAGGAAATTGTAGCAGCTAACGTTTATAACCGTGCATTCACTGCTGGTTACACTGGTGGTGATGGTATTGTTCTATTATCAACTGCCCACCTTAACGTAGCTGGTGGTACTTACAGTAACAAGATTGCAACCGATGCTGATATTAGTGAAGCTGCTCTTGAGCAAGCCTCTATTGATATTTCTGGCTATCGCGATGATCGTGGTTTATTAATTGCTGCTAAACCTAAGAAACTAATCATTCCTTATCAACTACAGTTTGAAGTTAAGCGTATTCTTGGTGCAGATGGTCGTGTCGGTACTGACCTAAATGATCCAAACGTTCTTAAGCAATCAAGCATCTATGACCAAGTTGTTGTTAACCATTATCTAGCCTCAACAGGAACAGATGATTGGTTCATCATGACTGATGTTCCAGATGGTATGAAGTACTTTGAACGTCGTGCTGATCAGTTTGAACAGGATAATGACTTTGATACTGAAAACGCTAAGTTTAAGGCAACTGCTCGTTACTCATTTGGTTGGTCAGACC